TCCAAGCAGAACACAATATCCTTATGCATCCGTTCCACATGCTCGGTGTTGCTGGGGTATTCGGTGGATCTCTTTTCTCTGCTATGCACGGAAGTCTTGTTACTTCCTCTATCATTAGAGAAACAACTGAGACTGTCTCACAGAACTATGGCTATAAGTTTGGTCAAGATGAGGAAACATACAACATCGTTGCAGCCCACGGCTACTTCGGTAGATTAATTTTTCAATATGCATCTTTTAATAATTCTCGTAGCTTACACTTTTTTCTGGCTACTTGGCCCGTCGTTGGCATATGGCTCACCTCTATGGGCATCTGCACCATGGCTTTCAACCTTAATGGTTTTAACTTTAATCAATCCATCGTTGATACAAACGGCAAAGTCATCCCTACTTGGGCTGACGTTGTAAACAGACAGAACCTTGGAATGGAAGTTATGCATGAGCGTAACGCACACAACTTCCCACTCGACTTAGCATCAGCTGAGTCTACATCAGTTGCCCTTACAGCACCAGCTATAGGGTAACAGCCACGTCCGTTCATCCTTCGGGACGCATGCGATCTGACCATGGAACGGGGGTCAGGTACTGAGGATAATTATGACTCAAGTAGAACTACAAGCTCGAATCAAAGAGCAAAGAGATCATGCTAGATTACAATTACTTAAGTATCGTGGCATAGCATACAAAAAGGTAACTGGTTAAGCCAGCTGGGAGGTGCAAGTCCTCCCTTACCACTTGGCATTTGCCCTCTACGGAGGATACCTCATGCCGTCTAGACGGTGGGATAGACCACAAAAATCTCGAGAAAAATTAGTACTAAGCAATATCAATTTCTATAATCCATATCAATGGCACAACAATCAAGTAACGATCCAGCAAGTCTTACACGGGCTGGTCAATCGAATAGTACAGGTTCTGCAAGAGCCCTTTACTTAAAGTTGTTCAGTGGAGAGATGTTCAAAGGCTTCCAGCGTAACACAATCGCTAGAGATCTTGTAATGAAGAGAACCCTATCTAACGGGAAGAGTCTTCAGTTCATCTATACTGGACGCACAAAGGCCGAGTACCATACACCCGGCAACAGCATACTAGGTAACTCTGATGGAGCACCTCCAGTAGCTGAAAAAACCATAACTTGCGATGACCTATTAATTAGTTCAGCGTTTGTTTATGAGCTAGACGAAACATTAGCACACTACGATCTACGTGGTGAGATCTCTAAGAAGATCGGCTATGCTCTAGCTGAGAAGTACGATAGACTCATCTTCCGTCAAATTGCGAAGGGAGCACGTATCGCTTCACCAATCACTAAGTCAGGCTTCGTTGAGCCCGGTGGAACACAGATCAGAGTAGGTACAAACAACCAAGCATCAGATGCTTATGTACCAGCTTCACTAATAAACGCTTTCTACGATGCAGCCGCTGCATTAGATGAGAAAGGAGTTTCTACTGAAGGTAGAGTAGCTGTGTTGAACCCAAGACAGTACTACGAACTAATACAAAACGTTGGTTCTAACGGTCTTATCAACAGAGACGAGCAAGGTGATACACTACAGTCTGGAAACGGCATCATTGAAATTGCAGGCATTAAGATCTTCAAGTCAATGAACATTCCATTCTTTGGATCATACGGAACTAAGTATGGTTCTGCATCTGCAACTAACCCCGGTGTAACATCACCCGGAAACGTTGGTTCATTTGTAGGTGAAACAGCAGAAGACGGTAGAGCTTCTGTATCAGGTATTAACAATAACTATGGTAATGCTACTGACTTTGCTAACAGCTGTGGCTTAATCTTCCAAAAGGAAGGAGCTGGAGTTGTAGAAGCTATTGGACCACAGGTTCAAGTAACTTCTGGAGATGTTTCAGTTGTATACCAAGGTGACGTAATACTTGGACGTCTAGCAATGGGCGCAGACTTCTTAAACCCTGCTGCTTGTGTTGAACTAATCGCTGGAGCTGCTGTAGGATCTACAGGCAACGCTGCATTTGGTGCAACATACCCAGAAAACGGTTAATTTTATTTTTTATACGGGGGCTTCGGCTCCCCTTTTTTTTATGGCTTCCACAACTATTGACCTCGATACCGAACTATCCGCAGTTAACTCAATACTGGGAGCTATCGGTCAGTCACCAATAACACAACTTAAAGACCCTACAACAGGGGTAATAACAAACGCTAACCCAGAAGTGCAGTTTATATATAACTTACTTAAAGATGCTAATGTAGATGTACAGGCAGAAGGTTGGCATTTTAATAAAGAAAATCATGTAGAATTTACTGCTGATGCTACTACTGGTAAGATAGCTATAGGAGCAGATGTATTACAAATGGATGTAACAGATGGATGGAAAACCAGAAAGTACGATGTTGTTAGAAGGAATGGTTTTCTTTATGATAAGTTTGACCATACTGATGATTTCTCTGACGTAGGTACAATTCATTTAGACATTGTTAAGCTATATAACTTTGATGACTTACCACCTGTGTTTAGAAGATTTATTACTTACAGAGCATCAAGACAAGCAGCTGTACAGTTAGTATCTAATCCCGGATTAGTACAACTTATAGGAGTACAGGAACAACAAGCAAGAGCTGCACTTATGGAATACGAATGTAATCAGGGCAACCATTCTATGTTTGGTTTACCAGAAGATAGTTCATATACAGCTTACGAACCATGGAGGAATCTAGCTAGATAATGGCAAATATTAGACAAACTGTACCGGCTTATGCAGCTGGTATATCAGAACAGCCAGACCACTTAAAATTTCCCGGACAAGTTAAGGACTGTATAAACGCTGTACCAGACGTAACCAAAGGTTTGTTTAAAAGACCGGGTGCTAAACGTGTAGGTACAACTAAATTACCTAACGTACAAAGTGGAGGTTCGTGGTTTCATTACTTTCGTGATGAGACAGAGGGATCTTATATAGGTCAGGTAGCAGCTGATGGTCAAGTACGTGTGTGGCGTTGTAGTGATGGTACACAGATGACCACAGCTTATGGCACTGGTGGACAGACAGCTATACAAAACTACCTAGCTACAAGTACACCAGAAAATATACAAACACTTACAATTAACGATACTACATTTTTAAGTAGTAGAGATACAACTAACTCTAATACATTAGTTGGTACTACAGGTACAACAGATGATAGACCAGAAGCTCATTGTGCTTTCGTAGAACTAACACGAACAGAAAATGGTAGACAGTATGCTGTAAACATTTATGACGATAGCTCTACAGGTAACTTAACAACAGTTAACAGAGCTACACGTGTCAAAATTACAGCTAATACTTTTAGTGAAGCAGATGGTACAGGATCATGCCCCGGTATAGGTACAGAAGTATTTAGTGTATCTAAACCCGGAGGTGACGGATCTGGTATAGGATCTGGTAATGGTAAAAACTTAACATTTAGGCTTACAGCTTTAGGTCAACAAGGCATCAGCCCTAACTATAGTGCTGCTAACGAAGGTCCGGGCGGGACTAATTATAGGTGTAGCTATAGTCTTGAGATAGTATTACTACATGGTGGAGAAGGTTGGACTACAGGAGAAACTGTAACAATCAGCCCATCATTTGCAAATACTGCTAATGCTAGTGGTGGTCAGGCTACCATGACAGTTAGAATTGAAGATCATGAATCTACACAGGTAAAGGCTACAGTAGCAACTAACCACGATGGACTTATACGACCAGCCCCTACACCTTTTGATGCAGATACAGCTGTTACAGCAGAGTCTATATTAGGAGGCATGACACAAAGTTTACCATCAGGTATAACTGCTAAAATTATAGGTAC